AATCAGTTTGATATTCTAATTTATAATTAAATGAATTAGATAATCTATTTAAATTAATTGTGGCTGCTGATTCAATATTTGTATCATTACAAGAAGGTGTAGAAGCTCTAGGTATTGTCGGTAAATCGGCGCTAAAACTAGCACTACCACTCATTCCCCAATTACTATTCCAAGAAGTACTTGCTGATACACTCATAGATCCATCATTATTATGGTATACCCAATTTCCTAATTCATATAATGTAGTTTCTCCTGCATGATATGTTGCACTAGCATCATCACTTCGATATGAAATTCCAGTACCACTTATTGATTTAGATGTTGGAGAACCTGAATAAATATATTCAGCACTAGCATATAATGCTGAACGATATATAACGTAGGAACGATTATTAGCTATGTCTCGATCACTATATCTACTATAAAGTCTAATATAAGCATTTACACCACCAAAGTTTCCTACATAGTTGTTTGCTAATAATTGATATTCAGTTGTTAATGTCGCCATGATTAATCATCTCCAATATAAAAGAACCCAAGTCCTGAGTTCCCTTTGTATTTTGTTATGTTTGAAGTTGTCTTTTCCATTCGAATTGGTTTCTTAATTAAGAAATTACGAGCTGTTAAGTTGATACTTTCAACACCTTCACTTTTAACTGTTAATAGATCAACATTATCACTTTTACGAGTAACAACGATTCCATCTTCATCAGTAATACTTTTTGTTACACTATTTGTTGAATCTATAGTTAATCCATCTTTATTGAATGTAAATCCTGTTGTAGTTGTTACTTTATCAACACCATTTGTTTGAATATCAGTTATTTCAGTATTTGCTGTATCAATTTTTGTTGATAGTGCATCTACTGTTGATGAATCTGCTTTATTTTGTACATCTATTTGTAACTGATTTAATCCTTTAATTCTATCTGCGCTCATAGTTCCTGTTAATATGTAATCAGCTACTATTTGCCCTTCTTGTGTGATTGCTGTTCCATACGTACCATTTATACCAGTAGAAGAATAACCAAACCCACCAAGTCCCCATTTCCATACTTTTGTAGCTGTTGCTGGATCAGTAGTATCCATAACATATAAACATCCACTATTATCATCAATATAAATATAACCTTTAAATGGATGCTTAATAATTGAATTTACACTATCTTGTACTTCTTTTTTAATTATATTTGTATCTACACTAGCAACAGCATTAGCAATTTGAACATTGCTACTTGCTATCGTTGGTGTAGTAGATCCTAATTCCATTTTTGTTATTCTATTTAAATTGCAATTGTATATTGTCTTAACAATTCTAGTTGTAACACTTGTTTTTATTGATGGAATATATACATTAATCGTATCTCCTAAATGTGCTGCTTCTAGATTAGAATATTCTTTATATTCTATTGTTTTAGATAATTCTATAAAATCTAATTTAATTGATACTTTTGGCTTATCAATTCCTTGTACAAATAAATTATTTACTTCGGTTCTAATCAATTCATATGCTTGATCCTGAGTTGTACTATCATCTACTCCATATTTAGAAGTATATTTATAATAAATTGGTGTAGTATAGTTTCCTATAATAGGACTATCAATATATTTTTCTGGCAATAATAAACCATTATTACCTTCAGGCATTATTCTTGTTTTTACTGTTGAAAAATCATTTGTTTGTTCATAACCTGTTAAGTTTTTGCGTTCTCTTATCGATAATCCGTTGTTAGAGCCACGTTTTGCATGAACATACACACTCGGATAGGCAAACTCTAATTCTCCACCAAATCGCTTTAAAATAGCATTATCTACATTATAAATAGCATCTAATATGTTATATCTAACATAACGCGCTGTATATGTGCTAGTACAATCACCATTTATTGTAAATGTTAATGGTATTTTGGCATTAGATTGCAGATAATCTATTGCTTCTTGTGAATTCTTACTCGTTGGAGCGATATCTTCTAACCAGTCTTTACTCCAATCCCATATTATTTTATGTTTTGCATATATCGTTATAGTATCTTTTGTTGTATTCTTTTTAATTTGAATAATAGTAAATGGCTCTCCATTTGCTTTTATTATGTTTTCTTCTAATATGTAATCTACTAATACTCCTGTAGATGCATAATCAAACTCTAAATAGTATTCTCCATTCAGTACTTCAGTTATTATTGGATCACTTTTAACGTCTTTTAAAACTCCTATACCTAATGTTGAAAAATCAGTTGCTGATTTATCATATATGGTTATCATTATAACCACCCTGCTTTATAAGTAATTACTAATTTAGTAATACCAGTGCCAAGTGTTATAGCATTATTACCAGGTGTTAATACAGGGAATGAATCAAGTGTAACAGCACTATTTTTATTTAAACTATCTTTAGTACAGTTCATTAAATCACAATCAATAGTTATTCCATCCTCAGATGTTGTTACTGAATAACCATTTATTGTAAATGTTCCAGTACCTGTTACTACTACTGTAGGTGGTGTTTCTACATTGCCACCTACTATTATTGAACCATTAGACGTTATTACTTCGGTTGTTAGTGTTTTAGAATATGCAATAGGATCCATTATTAATTGAATAGGAAACTCTTTTAAGTCTACTAAGTATTTGACAAAATCAATTTGATTCTTTATTTTAGCTTTATATATTCTTCCTTCTTCTACAGAACGTTCTAAATAAAAAACACCTTGAAGTTTTGCTTTCAAGGTGTCAATTTTACTCAAATCAGTAACGATACATTTAATTGTTATTGTCTTTTGTTCATAATTTCCATTATCAATATGAAGATTACCATTTCGTCCATTGACACTAACTGTCTCAATATTTCTTAGTGCTGTCGGAATAGCACCTATATCTTTTATAACTATTCCTAAATCATTGCTTGAAGTTCCATTGATTTTAAACCATTCCATAAATTACACCGTCGCTTTCTTTTGCATATAATATAATTCTTCAGCAATATCTTGAATATCGCTTTCTTTTTTAACTTCTATCTTTTCAATATAGAAATTGTTATTTATTGTAGAGTTGTTTTCTACTTTCTTTTCTTCACCATCGGAATATTTTTCGTTCTCTTTTGCAGTCATGACACGTTCGCCTTTATGCAATAAAGCAGGCATTTCATCATATGGTACATAATCAAGTCCTTTAGCAAGTCTTGGTATTAATGGAATTGATATTCCTTTACCACCAACACCAGGAACCCAATCAGGTATTTTTAAATTGTCTAATCCACGAATAAATGTATTTAAACCATCAATTATTAAATTAATAGGCCATTTAACTATATTTACAAGTCCATTAAAACAACCACTAAAGAAACTTGTTATATTATCTAGTACTGTTTTTAATTTGTCTTTAACGTTAGTAAAAACATTAACTACAAAATCACAAACTACTTTAGCTGCCACTTTTACTTTATCCCAGTTCATTATTAATAAAACTACAGCTGCTATAATAGCTGCAATAATTAATACTGTTGGATTTAATGACAATGCAGTAAAGAATTTTTCACAAGTCTTTTGTGCTTTCATTATTCCATCCATAATTTTTAATGCTTTAATTCCACCCCATAATGTAACTACTATAGGTAAAATTACATTGATGTGTTCAAATAAGAACTTTAATAATGTAATACATATATTTAATACAAGTTCTATTGTTGGCTGTGCTTTCTTTATTGTATCTTGTATTTGAGGAGCATCAGCTTTTACTTTATCTAATAATGATTGTAAAGCAGGCAACAATGAAGACATAAGTGTATTCTTAAATCCATTTAATTCAAGTTCGACATCTTTCATAGTATCGCCAAACTTAACACCATTTGATACAGTGTTTTGATCAAGTACTATCCCTAATTCATCAGCATTATTCTTTAATTCATTTATTCCTGCACTACCTTCAGCTAACAATGGTTTCATGTCAGTATATGCTTTTCCAAATAATTGTGTGCCTATTGTTGTTGCCTCAGTTGTATCACCTAAATCGGCTAGTTTAGTTAAAACTTGATCATATATTTCAGTAGTACTTTTTGCACTACCATCAGTATTAGTTAAACTAACACCTAATTGGTTAAATGAATTTGTAGCTTCTTTGTTCCCATTTGTTGCAGCAGCAATTTCTTTGTTTAAAGTTTTTGCTGATTTTTCAACTGATTCCAAACTTACACCACTTTGTGTAGCAGCATAGTTTAATCTTTGCAATTCTTCTACTTGTATCCCAGTACGTAATGAAGATTTATCAAATGTATCAGCAGTTGAGGCAAGACCACTTTCTAGAGCAGTAAATACTCCTGTTACAGCAGTTGCTGCTCCAGTAACTATTGATCCTACTTTAAGGCCTGTACTTGCCATTTGCGTTATTGTTCCACCCAATGTCGTCTTGGCATCTTTGGCTTCTTTATTAGTATCTTTAAGTGCAATTTTGGCTTTTTCATTATCAATATCAATTTTACCCATTAAGGTGAATAATACTCCGCCTAAATTCATTTTTTATCACTTCCTAAATTCATATGCTCTAATCCATAGTCTTTTAAAATATCTTTAGCACTTCTATTTGTACCTTTTATATCATTAAAATTACTATTTGTTTTGCCACCTAATTGATTGTTTATTTCGTCCATTACTTTATTAAGTATCATTGGTAATTCATTATCTTTTTTAATCGCATATTCTAAGCAATTAATAAACAATTCCACTGGCTTATCATTAAACCAATCTATTCCACCATAATACTTGTAACATAAACGTAAGATACCAGGTGTTCCATATCCTACGGCTATTTTAAAAAACTTTGTATTGTATTATTAGAAAATAATTCAGTAAGTACAGGTATTACTTCAATATTTTCTGCTTCTTCATATGTTATTCCTTTATAATCAGCAATAAATTGTGTTGTTTCTTTTTCGGCTTTATAGTAATTTGATATAAATAATGCAATGATATTGTTATATAAATCTTGTTTATCAATATTTCCATTATCATCAAAAGTTACTTTTGAATCTATTATTGCTTGAGCAATTCCCATCTTATCTAATATCATTGATAAATTGCATAATGCTTTGTTATTTAAAACAAATTTTTTTTCATTCATAACTCTTGTTATTTCTTCTTCTTTCATATTTCCTTCTTTCCTTTTTTTAAATACTTATTAAATTAAAATAAATATTTAAAAAAGAGAGAGAACTCTCTTACTTAGTACCTATTGCTATTGGATTAGTTGTAGAATTTGTTATACTCCATATAGGCGCATCAGTTTCTGCTAATGCATCATAATGACCAGTAAACTCTAAATTATGCTCGTTTTCACTCTTTGGTTTGCATTCATATGTGAAGTCCCCTTCATGCATAGGTGAATCTAACTTAATAGTAGTAAACGAACCATCTAAATTCTTACTAATAACGGCAACATTAGCTAAATATGCAGTATCTTTAATAAGACCAAATGCTCCAGGTGTTAATGCATTTTCAGTAACAGTAGCATTAGGTATAGCAAGTTGTAGATTTTCAAGAGAGCAACATAATGTTTTAATTGCCAATGTTACATCTTCACCATCTTTTACTTGTAATCCTTTAGTTTTGCCACGTCTACCATCATAGTCAATATCACGAATTGTTGGTTTTGCAGTAAATTTAGCACCACCACGAGTAGGTCCTAAAACTCTTTCGGTTGTTTCACCTAAATCTACAACTACAACACCTTCATCTACTTCGATTTTATTGAGATCTTTTTGTGTTAAAACTTTTATCATAAATAATTTTCCTTTCTAATAAAAAAGACGTGCAACAAATGTTACTCGTCTATAAATTAAGTCTTGATCCTGTTCTCTTGTAAGATATTGGCTATCAAATCCAATATGGAATCCAATAGTTGTGTCTCTATAAGAGTAATTGTCTAATAGTTCTCTTAGTTCATCAGCAATCGTTTCAGCACTTTTAGTTCCGTTATTTAATTCATTTGTATATATCTCTATATCAAACAAATAAGAATAACCATTATTTAATGGCGATATTGATAAAGTAGGAATAACGCAATATGGAAATGTAACTGTCTTAGGTACTTTGTCATAGTAACAAGTCTCCTTAGTATTAATTACATTCAATAACTTCTCAATAAATGTTTCAGTCATTCATATCATCGTCCTTTCCTTCATCTTCGTCTATATCAGCAGCATTCATATATTTTTCAAGTTGGGCTAGTTTCTTACCCATTTGTGTTTCAATTTCACTAACATTGTTATATGCAGCGCTTCTTAGATAATCTCTTCCTTTAGAACCTGGATGGTTTGCTTTATAGCCAAAATATTGTCCATTATAGCCACCTAGTTTGTAAGAAGAAAATCCATATGTTGATAATTCTTTTGTTTTAATAACGTGTGGTTTAGTACCAAATTCAATCCAATAAGGATTTACCCAAAATGCTTTAGTCTTGCCACTTTTCTTTTTAAATTTTTTATAACCAACTACACAAGTAAAATCGTTATTATCATCTATAAATGTTTTATAACCAATTTGTTTATCAACAAGTACACCAGTCTTACGTGGTAAACTTGTTTTCATTGCTTCTTTAACAACTTTTCCTGCACTATTTAATGCAGCTTTTGATAGTTTTACAATTTTTGCTATTTGTTCGTCGCTATAATCAGTAAACTCAACATTATCAGCCATTATTTACTACCATTGACGATAAAGTAACTTCTACATTATCGCCCACTTCATAAGTTCTTGTGATTGTATAAAGTTTATTATTATATTCAACGTGTGTAACATTAGTTAAGTCAACTAATTTCATGACAAGTTTTATTTCAGGTTTATACCCTGCAACTGCACTTTGATAAAATTCGCTTTGTCCTATGCTCTTGACGTCGCAATATACGGCTGTTTTAGAGTACTTTACGATAGGCCTGTGTAATTTATCTAACGTTGTAGTTTCGCTCTCTAAATATGCTATATCTTTAAATCTAGCCATATCTATCACGCTCCTGTCGTTGTTGTAGTTGTACTAGGGTAATTTAGACATAATACTTGTTTAACTAAGTCATAACTCTTTGCAAATCTATCACTATCGCTATTATCAAATCCAAAATTGGCTTTGCAATAAAAGATAATTGATTGAATTACTAAATTATCAGTTGGTTCAGTTGCATTTTTAGGAATGATGCTAGAAGAAGAAACGCCAGCATATTCCAAATCTTTCTCAGCGGCTGCAATCAACAAATTTATTTCATCATCGTATGCAGTATTATTTATTCTAAGTGCTAATTTTACTTTATCTAACATTTCTATCTTCTCCCATCAATTTATGTTAAGCAGTTTTTACTGTTAACAATGCGAATGCTTTATCATATAGTAACTTTGATTCCCCACGTGCATATCCACTATAAATATATGTATGTGCTTTAATATCTTTGTCATCTTCAATCATGATATCTTGTACCATGTTCATAACAACTTTTTTAGAATCACCAACTAGGATTTCTCCATCAGCTAATGCATCTTCCATTTTTACTAAACCACCAAGCAATACACCACTAGCTTTATCATTAATTGATGGTTGATAAAGTGGTCTACCAGTAGTATCTGTCATACTACATAATGCATTGTACAAAGTAGTTTCATTGCAATATACAAAATGATTTTTTGCTTTCTTTAATAAGCCAAATAGTTTTGTTACATCAGTATAATCTACCTTATTAACTTCTGCTGTTGTGATCTTATTTGCTGCATTAACATCAGTTTTTATTTGAGCAATAGTATCTTCAGCTAATACTTCGCCAAATTGAGTAGCAATTTCAGTTTTAAGATATTGTTCAAAACTCTTAATTGACATCTTAGCCATTGCATATGATAATTCAACAGTCTTAGAAAAGTCTTTCCCACTTAGAGTTACTTTAGCTAATCCGTTTTGTTCGTTTTCGTTAGCAGTGCCTTGTGCTACATTCTTAGCTCTACCAGCAGTAACTGTAGTATGTGTAGTAATTTGAATTGCAGTTCCTGTTCTATAAATAGTAATATCATCCAATATTGAATGCTCTCCACTAATTAAATCCCAAATTTCATCAACCATTTGTGTTGGTACAGGTGCTGCATCCATATCAGTTGTGTGTACGAATGCTCTTTTTTCAGCTTCATCTAAATCTCTACCTAATAGATTCTTTAAAAATGCTGAACGATATTCTTTTGTAGAATATATATCTTCTGATTTCATTTCTTTATTTTCCTTTCCTTCATCAGCAATTTGTTCTTTTGCATTACCAAGTTGTGCTACCTTTGATAGAGTATTTTTTCTATCCTCTACATTTTTAATAATTTCTGATTTTCTTTTTGTAAGCGCATCAACTTCATCATTTAAAGTTTTAAGTTGTTCTGCTGTAATGTCTTCGTTAGATAATTCAACAGTAATCTCATCTAATCTTTTTTGAATTTCATCCATATTTAATTTCCTTTCTCTTTTAAAATTTTGGATTTTAATATTAGTTTTTCTCGTTCTAATAAACGTTGCTCTTTTAACTTATCCAAGTTCTTTTTCTCGCTATCCAGCGAAGATAAAGCACGAGCATATATCGAAGTACTATCGTAAAATGGTGTATCCACAACACTTACGTCATACAAACGATCAATCTTAGTAATGGTTCTAGTTGGACAATCGCTTTCTAGATTTGTCCAACTATCGCCACCATCAGCAATAGTAAAAGCAAAGCTCATTTTATCTAATAGCCCTGCTTTTATTGATTTATAAATATCTTCTCCAGCTGAAGTATCTATTAACTCAGCTCTAATTTTTAATCCTTTGTCATCTACTGTTAATTGCAATGAATTATTCCTAGTTCTTGCCAAAATTAAAAAATTATCGTTATGGTTGTATCTAAATGGAACATCCTTCATATCACAACCATTTAATGCATTTGCATCAATTACTTCAGTAAAATCATGTGTTGCAGGTTGTCCAAATACTATTGCGTAACCTTCAACAATCATTTTTCCGTCATTTTGCTTATCATCTCTTGCTTCTAATTTTTCAGCTAAAAAACGAATTTCTTTATTACTTGTCATTTAATTTAATTTCCTTTCCTGCATAATAAAAGACAACATTTTTGTTGCCTTTTATTTTTTTTAAATATTCATAAGAATGTGCTTCTTTTAAATCAATTCTTTGTGGTGTCTTGGCTGTTGCCATCGCTTCCGTTTGAACTTGAGTTTTTAGTTCCACTGTCTGAATTTGCTCCATTATTATCATCTCCTTCTAAATCTTTATTTAATTCAGTTATATCTGTATATTCTTTTCTTATATATCTCTTATCGCCATCAGGTACATGAGGCATTTGCCATATATCCATTACTTGATTAGTACTTAATATCCCACGATCAAATAATTGCTGAGAAACTTGTAATTTAGTACTATTACTTGCAAATTGTAATTTAGTACTTTCTAACGTTATATTTTTATCACTATTTATATCGTTAGAATTAATTAACATGTTAGTTAGAACTTCACCAATTTGAATTGCAATTGGTTCAATACATCCTTCATAAAAAGAATTCCATTCATCTTCTGTTGCTTTATTTTGCAAAATATTTTCACTGACATGAAAATAATCAAAAACATTGCTCTTAATTATTTCCATTTGGTCTTTATCTACTATAAATGGTTTAGAATCAACTTTTTGAACATCAGAATATTTATTATCAAAAATTAAAACACCATTATTGTTATCAACTGATAATTGATCATTCTTTAATCTTTCTTGCTCTTTCTTTAATGATTCAGGATTCATAACAACATTTAGTTTTGCTAAAAATCTAATTGTAGCTGCTGATTTAATTCCTGCTGTAATTCCTTGCTCCTGAGTGCTAATTAAATCCATTGTGCTTTGTAGTGCATCATTTGATGTTCCAATAAATTCTTTATCATAATAATGTCTTTTTAAATGGCCTACATTTTTGTAATATTCATAAAAATATTTATTGTCTACTTTATATTT